ATCGTAGGCAGTGAGACCTAAGAAGATGATAATAGCAATAGCACTGACGACCATCTGCATTACGGTGCTGCCAATAAAGATGTTAACAATGCTGGCAATGATAATGGCGATTAAGCCAATAAACATGAACTGTCCAACACTGGTTAGATCACGTTTGGTAAAATACCCATAACCACTCATAATACCAAATAGGATGGCCGCACCCATAAAGGCACTGACAATTGATCCCATAGTGAAAACTGCAAAGATTGTGGCAAAACTCAAGCCCATCAATGCGGCAAAGCCGTGCAAGAATGCCTGCAAGCCTGCTTTGCTAAACTTCTCAGCGGCAAAGGCAAAGGCAAAGATTGCCACTAATGGTGCAAAAATCACAATCCACTTTGTTACACCAGTAAAGAAAAACTGTAGTAATGTGGCATTAGTACCTACCAAAAGACTGACAATCATGCTGGTAAGTACCGCTAGGCTCATGTGTCCGTAGACACGGCCCATAGCAGAGTTAATTTCTGAAGCAGAACGATATGTTGCTATTCCGCCTGTATATGCTGTTCCAAACATATTCTTCTCCTTAAAAAGTTATTTAGTAACGTCTATTTCCGTGCAATGTAAATATCTGCCTAAAGGCACCCTCCAAACAACTGTGAGTCTGCTGTGTGAATGTGTTGGTATAGTGTATCCAAACACCTGTATCAGTACGCCTTACATCGTCAATGTAAAACTCTGTCATGTTAGGACTAAGCCAATACTGGCCAGGGTGGATTTCTATTTGTTTATTCATTTTGTTTCACCCTTTAGCGCATCAAAGGTTTCTTGCTTTTTACGATCTTCGAAGGCCTGTTCTTCAACTTCTCGGATTTTACAAATTAAATCATGTAAAATTTCCAGTACAGGTTCTTTGCCTTTGTCATGAAAATGACTGTATTGTTGTCCAAAACTACTATGGTAAAACAGATCTTTGTTTTCCCCTAATTCTCTTAGACATCCGTATATCATGTCCTTTAATATTTGTTTGTCCAAATTAGATTTTTTCACCTTGTTTAAATCCTCTAAACCTTAAGAATCGGGGGAACCTAAGCGAGAAAGTGCCATCTTGATTTTGAGTAATAGCATCTGCTCTGACCTCTACTACTTGGCCAACCACTTTATCACGTGAACTCCAAAAAATATCACGATCAGAATCACTAAAGCCGCTGCCAACATTGACTCGGATTGTCTTATCAAGATCATCACCTTCGCAAACCAGTGCACCAAGACGTCCGGAATTTCGTCCGGTACCTTCTTCCACCATGGTAACCTGAAGGCTAACTTCGATAAACGGCTTGAGTTTTAGCCAGTGGTGTGTTCTTTTACATTCATATGGTGCATCCGGATCCTTAATCATAATGCCTTCATAGCCACCATCGATGGCTTCTTGGTTTATTTCTCTAAACAGTTTACGACCTGCATCAGTATCGAGGTCTACCAGTTCATGTTCTAGTACACGAACGTTAGGCAATTTTCCTTGCTCAAGCTCATACCAACTTTGTAGCATACCCGAACGTTCTGTCTGTAACAGATTGCTAAATCCAATTTGGAAATCATGTAAAGGCATGATGTCAAACAGATACAAGATAGCATCTGAGGCATTGACATTGTCCTTGCGGTGAACCTGCTTCATCAAGTCCTGAAACGAGCTAGACATGATCTCTCCGTCTAACACATAAGGTATGTCAAAGCCCTTGCCTACTTCGCTGAGCTGTGCTTTTACATGCTCAAAATTAACCAGTTCCTTGCCATTACGGCTAAACTGATCAACACGCCCGCTTGGATAGACAATAGTAATAACACGAACTCCATCGAGTTTAACTTCGATGAGTTTTCTTCCGGCCACTTTAGTTTCGTGATTACTACTATCGTGAGCAAGTTGACACTCAAACACAGGAATAGAATACTTTTTAGGTCCACGCTTTACTACCTTGTTAATAGTTTTCTCACTGACTCCGCAACGCAGATCCTTGATAAGAATGCGTCTATACCAACCATTCCATTGGGATTTTGTTGCAGTATTCATTATGGCATCAACTGCACTCCTAGCACTATTGCCTGTGAGCTCACGATTACATAGACGCTGAGCAACACTAAGAAAAGCATCCCAAGATAAGCCAAGGCCGCTTTCATCCGTTTTCTCCGGTATTTGTTTTAGTCCGAAAGTTACTGTGGCATCCAAAGCCAACGCACATCCTGCAAAGAACTCGTCGTTCTTCTGCTTCATTTGGACTTCAATGATTGCTTCTTTATCTAACCGACTATTATGGGTTTCTAGTGCCCAAATTACACTAGCACATGGATCGCTCACTGTAGACTCCAATAGTTTATCAATGCCTTATTGTAACATCAATAATCTAGTAGGTCAAGTAATCAGTAGTCCGGAATGGTTTACCTATTTGAGCATTAGGTATGTATGACAGCGATTTCTTCTTTATTTTGCGAATTATTGGATGATTATGGTTCCAATCGAAGGACTTCATGTACTTGTAAAACGTGGTTCGTTTATGCCTACGGTATTGGTCGCTGTCAATGTAGGCCTTCATTTGGCAAAAATCTGAACCAAATCTATCTAATAATTCGCAGGCTATATTAAATGAGTAGGCACCAATTTCATCTTTGTCGCCGTAATAATTTTGGTTGCGCCTGTCACGGCCGCGGCTGGCTGTGCTTTGATAACCGGGTATGCTTTTAAACTTTCTGGCCCTGAATTGCCTCATGTGTATTATTTCATGTAGCATGGTATCAGCAAATAACCAACAGATCCTTTGCCATTTGTGTCTAGATACTTGTATAAATTCATCAAAAAAATGATAGGAAAATACCACCTGTATGGGTTTTCTGTGTTTTTTATCCAGATCGCTAAAGTACCAACCACCAACAAACACATATTCAGATTCTGTCTCAGGATCACGATCACAAACTACCCTAATAGGTAAATGACCTTTTAAATGCTGACTAACTATTTTTTGGAACTTTTCTATTTTAAGTTTTTTGCCAACAACCCGACTCTGTACCTCATTTAATAGGCTGTACAGCATGTCTCTCGTAAGAGCGCTCCAGTTAAACGTGTTTGCCAGTGCCACAAAAAACTCCTATTCCGTATATTTAGCCTTCGTTGTTGAGTTATTGTAGCATCATTAAAACCCTACATAACTAGCGTTTTAGGACTATTTCATCCACAAGACCATATTCTAAAGCTTCTTTTGCGCTCATAAATTTGTCGCGTTCCATGTCATTTTCTAATTGGGCGAAAGTCTTTGCTTTACTATTATGATTAACATAAATTTCTATCAAAATCTTTTTCATTTTAAGGATTTCTTCTACCTGTATCTGCATGTCTGTAGCCTGTCCACGAGCACCGCCCGACGGCTGGTGTATCATATGGCGTGCATTTGGTAGTATCTTACGCTTGCCCGCGGCGCCGGCTTGTGCTAACAAGCTGCCCATAGAACAGGCCTGCCCCATAATAATGGTGCTTACATCTGGTTTGATAAACTGCATGGTATCGTAAATGGCCATACCGGCAGTGACAGATCCGCCAGGACTATTAATGTAAAAGGAAATGTCTCTGTTAGAGTCTTCTGCTTCAAGAAATAATAACTGCGCTACTATAAGACTAGCAGTGTGTTCGTTAACATCTGTATCCAACATTATTATTCTGTCTTTCAGTAATCTACTATAGATATCATAGGCACGTTCGCCTCTGCTTTCTTGTTCGACTACCATAGGTATTAGATTGGGCATTTTGTTCCTTTATAAGTTAACTGTATGTATTAATGATCTATTTGCCATGGTTTTTTCGACACCAATCCTGCGACTATTTTAAATTTTTCAAATGCTTTCTTCGCCGCTATATTATTATCAAGTTCATCACTTGGTAGGATAGTTTCAAGCCAATACCATGGTAGTCGTTTAGGATTGACGCCGAATTTTCGTGGCTCATGGAATTTTCCAGACTCAACTAGTTCAATGCTGACGCTGCGAAATCGATCCTCATCTTCGTCTGTATAACTGGCCCATTCGGGATAGTTATGACCCGAGCGTGAACGATATCCCTGCCAAATATCTTGCCACTGTTCATTGTCCTTGGGATTGAAGTCCGTGCGGGAAATAATAACCAAAACGTCGGCTAGATCTACCTTGCCTTCAACTATGTCTCGAACGCAACGACTATAACTTAATCCGATTTTCATTTTATCTGCCTTGCTTGATATTTTCAATTAGAGGCCCAACAGTGGTAAATGTCAATCCACCCATATTACCTTCATAAATATGGGTGCGATCATTGTAACGCATTTCTAGTTTCACCGATTTCATTACGCTTACTGATAATCTTTTTTGTTGTCTAAAATCTAGTATATCAGCAATCATAGTCTTGCCATTATCAACACATTCCAATTTACAAGTATCACTGATCGTTGTTTTGATGTTCAAGGGTCACACTCCATTTTTTAATTTCTAATTTTAAATTAGCATTTTCTATTTCTAAACGCTGTATGTACTCCGCAATTTTTAGCAGAAATGTGCTTTGATTTTCTGCGGTTGTTCTAATCATTTCTGAAACAGTTTTTAAATCATTTGTCATCTTTAACTCCGGGTCTTTAAATGGTATGAATTCTTGTATGCTAGGCACTATATCTCCAATACAATGTTAGGGTTCCAACCTGTCTCTTCGTAGCCTTCGTAACCACGAGGGTTACAAACAATACGAGTGCCACCGATCATATAATCAAAAGGATGATGCGTATGACCATGGGTCCACAATTTGATCTGTGGATGATCCAAAATGAACTCACTCAAGTCACTATGGTATCCTCCGTTCATAGCATGATTATTAGCATACCTAGGATGCACACTGAGATGACTAGGACTATGATGTCCGACAACGACAACCTTGCGATCTTTATGATCTGTAAGTGCACTCTTAAAGTAACCTAGTGTTTGACTATGACGCTCAATAATGTGTGAAGGACGCAGCTTTGTGTATCTGTGTCCATCGTGGCGTATGATTCTAAAGTCACTCATTAAGTGTGGCAAAGCCTGTAGTGTCAGCGGATCGCCTTTGTTGCAGTCAGTCCATAGTGTAGCACCTACGAAAACTACATCATCAATTTCTTTAGTATCTCTTTCTAAGAAGTAGACGTTATGATACTTGGCACATTCATCACGCAGATGCTGTAGGCTAGCAACAAACTTCCCATGATAAAATTCATGGTTGCCTGCAACATAAACCACATGGGGAAATTGAAAACTTACTCGCTTTAAAAAATCTCGGAATCGTTGTGCAGTTTCTTGCCTACGTCCTAGACCCTGACTGCCAGCAGCCATAGCCCGGTCAATTGGACTGGTAGGTTCAGGATGGTCGTGCAGATCCCGGGCAACCATTATGTCGCCACTGAGAATTAGAACATCGCAACCTTCATCATTTTTTATGTTGACGTCGCTGAATTCTAGATGTAAATCACTGACCAGTTTTATCTTCAATCCTTTTCCTCCAAACTATCGCATCTTCTTCATAGTCAAAGTGGGGGCTAAGTTCAATGGTTTCATCCAAGTCGTCAACCCAAACATAAACCTGATCGTGGTCATTACAGATTAATCTCATATTACAGTCAGCTTCCAGGTTAATACGTGATGTAAATTTACCATATTAGTGTATTTTATTGTGCTATCTTGACATAATTCAGTCTAGTAGTAGACTTTTTGGTTAACCAATTATGACTGTGATCTTTAACCTTACCTTTAATAATTATCGCAGGACCTTGTTTAAGTTCAAATTTAGTGAACCAACTAACTAATTTATTGTTAATAATAGCATCAACATTAAAAGCTTCAAAGTTTTTGGATCGGATACATTGTAATATTTCGCAATCCTTATTATGTATCCAAGTGTCTTTGTCTGCGATGTATCCATCATCTAAATCTTTCGAACGTTTTTCAAAACTACTACGTGTGCGATCACGCAAGTATACCGAAGGTAAACAGGCCACATAGCCTATTTTATTTCCGGACACTTGATCTTCATTGAGAATAGTGTTAACTTCAATTTGAAATTCGTTTTCACCCTTAATCGCACTAAACATCAATCTACGGAAATATTTTCTAATTTCTTCAGCGGTTACCCTGTCTTCTTCAAGAACTGTAATAGGATGAACCTTGAACTCGGGTTCGTCATTACCAAGTGTTACCAGACCTAAGGCGTTGCGTATTAGGGTTTTATTATCATGTTTGACAAACAAGAATTTTCCATCTTTGTCAAAAACACTTTCATTGGTTTTTAGATAGTCGCCATTGATGCGCTGGGCCGCACAGGCAAGTTCTAAAATATTTTGAGTATAAAACTTTGGTATCATTTTCGCTCGCAAATTGAATTAGAGAGTAGTTATAATACTTCCAAAGTTGCTGTAAGTCAAATGTTTTGGTTATAGCCTATATGTTATACGGCCCTTGGTAAGGTCATAAGTGCTGACTTCGATTTTCACACTGTCCCCTAAGATGATTTTAATTTTATTTTGTTTAAGTTTACCGCCTAGATAGCATAGTATGATATGAGGCATGTCATCAATTTTGACTCTGAATGTATTATTTGGCAAAACTTCAGTGATTGACCCTTTCAGTACTATAAGATCATCTTTACTCATTCTTTACTGATCACTATGGCATTATCCTCCAATTTGACCTTTAAAGTATCTCCCACTTTCCAACCAGTGCTGAGTATAATGTCAGGAGGTATTTTCATAAGCACATTATCTGGATCTCCGGGAATGTCCTCAAAAATTTCTTCTGTTAGATAAACGTGCTTACTTGTTGTCATTTTCTTTTTCCTGTTTAAGTTGGCTGTCGCCTGGACCTACTCTATAATTATCTTCTACACTATCTGCTGTACTAACTTCGAATAACATACTGTTGGGGGCTAGCGATTGTAATTGATGCGGCCGCAACGGAGGATTGTGCCATGTATCGCCTTCCTTTAAGATCTTTTCATGTAGCTGGGCGGTGTTGGTGTCAATCCATCTTACAAGAAACTGTCCAGCGTTAACAAACCAGGTTTCTTCTTTTTCTCTATGAAAATGCATACTGAATCTTGACCCGACATGTTCAAAACATAAAATCTTGCCGCAGTATTTGTCGTTGGTAGCCCAAATCAATTCATATCCCCAACCTTTTTTCACATAGCCTTCTAGTCTACTCATTATTGTCCTTTATAACTAACTTACCCAGTTGGTATAGGTCTCTGTTCAGTTTAAACCTTTCCACGTCAGGGAACTGCTCTAGCACATTAATCTTTGCAATATCTCTGCTATTCAAAAACATTAAGATTTCGCTTCTTTTACTATATTATACTATATATAATTTTTGGTTCAGTCAACCTAAAAAAATAGCGCCCTAAGGTGCTATCTAAAAAAGTATTACTTTTTAGCTAAGGTCGTAGCGTGGGACCATTACAGTCTTAAGCATGATGCCCTCTGGGGTGAACTGAGCAAGATCAGCGGAAAGCAGAGCCTTCATGATTGAGGGACTAAATCCACTGACCAAAGCCGCACCCGACTTGTCAGCCTTGACTGGAACGTTGTCACTTGCGTTTAGGTTCCAGAACACAACTTGTGGCACAGTGTAACCTGCGGCCTCAAACTTGCGTTCGATCATTTGCATAGCAGAGTCGTCATAACGAGCACATTGGTCAAACTGCATGTCACTCAATACAAGCAACATCTTTGGCATGTCCCTTTGAGGCACAGAGTTTCCAACAGCAACGTCTAGAATCTTGTTCATGGCCGCATGTAGGTCAGTGCCCATTTCCCAATTAGACTTAGCCATTTGGTCAACCTTTTGGACTATGTCGCCTTTAAGAGTAACCAATTCAGGATCGCTGGAAAAAGTCAGGAATGTGTCCTTAAACACGCCCTTGTTCTTGTCTGCCAAGTACAAACCAAGCCCAACTGCCACATCAATACAACGAACATCAGTGCTCTTACCTGCTGGGCAGGTCATAGAACCGGACACGTCAACGATAGGCAGGATACTGGCTTCACCAACATAGTTAGGAAGGGCATCCCATTGTGCCTTGATGTGGTCTACCACAGTCTTGTCAGTGGCGCGGATTCCGTGAGCAAGACCCTTTAAGATTTCGTGTGGAAAAACTGCGCCAGCGTTGACCTTGACTGTCTTGTCCTCACCGTTAACTAGCTTGGCAACGTACTCCGCAAACAGAGGAGTATGGCGGTTAAATGCCTTCTTGTACAGACGAGCTGCCTGAGAGGGCACATGGCTAAAGTTGATGTTGTCCCAATCGTTGGCACACATCTGTGTTTCAACGACCTTTGTACTAGCCACAAGACTCTTGCGATAACGTTTTGGAGTCATTCCCAGGAATGCCCTTAATTCAGCCGCTATCTTGCCTTTACGTGGAGTCCACTTTGCAGCCAGAGCATTTGAGTCACGAAGGGCATCACCCAACATTTTATAGGCAGCCGACTTTAGAGTCGGCGTGGCAAAGACAAAGATATCATCCCAACGCCCCACTTCAGGGATCTTGCGAAGCAGAGCCAGTGCGGCATCTGGATCACGTTTTTCTAGATGAACCAGTATGTCACGGAAAAGTTGGCGTTCACCCGCACCTCCACGAACATCACGTGCCCATTGCGCAATACGCAGCGCCACATCAGAGTTTTCAACGAAAGCGGCTGTAAAATCGCCAGTGATGTCAGTGCCACGGCTAGCACCAATCTTGTAAAACAGATCTACTGTGGCCTTGGCTGTGGTTTTACAAGCCTTCATACCGTTTTCAGTACGGGCTTCTTGATTTTGAACTGCGTTAACAAAGCCGTTCATTTGTATCTCCTTTCTGAATGCGTTTTGTTTCAATTTACAAATTTGATTTTAGGTTGCTGTTAGCATTCAATAAACTAGACAGGATAGCCGGAACGATTTTTATTATTCTGCTTGGCCTTATCCCCAGTATATCGGTTTAGTCCCCCAAGCCTATCATGTGAATTCTGCACATGAACATATAGGTCTTTCCCTAGTCACCAGTTACATAAGCGTCTGTACTGCTACAGATAGGATACCTTCACGGGATTGCTCCTCCAATATTCCTAATCTTTCCCAGATCACCGTCTACTGCATTACGGGCTTCAGTTGATTAGTATGCTGTATCTATCCTAAAAATCAATCAGGCTAGTTATCTGCTTTTTGTTTTTAGTGAGAAATCGAAACTCACCTTGCCTAAGGGTAAGGAGTTTGCTGTCCTTACTTGTCTTAGACCATTCTCGATATTTAAAGATTGCTGTGCCTAGCCTAGAACTTCGTATCATCAAAAACCTATTGTAGTGTCTAAGTGTCTAGTTGTCAACTCTTTTATGACTTCTTTTTAACCTTTTCTAAAGGTGCTCGATTTAACCAAAATTTTCTTGACTGATTTTCAAAATGGACTTCTACGAAGTCCTGCCCGTCGATAGTCCGAACATTTTGGATGTCATCGCAAATTACTTCTTGATTATTTCTAATGTTACGCAGGCGAACGGGCTTTGTTTTAACTTGCTGTTTCATCTCGTTCTCCTTAGTTCAATTGCAAAAGTTAATCGCTAAGTCTTTGTTGTATTAAACCCTGTAGCTATATTTTTTAAATTCTGCAAAGAAAAGTATTATACTATTTTAAATATATTTTTCAACCTCGTGATGCTCAAAGTTTTTCCAGGATAGCATATGCTATAACCATTCCGTTATCATGACTGATACTTATATGACATATTTTGTTAGTTTCAGCCAAAGTATTTTTTAATTCGATGATGGGCTGTCCCAATTCTGTATTTTCTAGTAAAATATTTTTCCAAACTACATTTCCTCTAATTCCAGTTCCAAAACTTTTAGCAACTGCTTCTTTAGCAGCCCAATATTTGGCCAGTGCGGTTGCTTGACTTTTAGATTTCAAATAGATATCAAATTCTGCAGATAATAAAATTCGAGCAGCCAATCTATCACGGCGATCAGATCCCATTACTTTAAATCTAGATAGTTCAACTATATCAACACCAACACCTAATATCATTTTCTTTTCCATTTTTCTAAAAGTGATTTATTGCCAATATGTAATATGTATTGCCAACAACTTTCGTCACTTTCGTTTGAACACGTTAAGTATCTAAAATTATCAGTGTCCCAGTTTATATGAAATTGCCGAGAAAACTCTTGTCTAGTGAAATCCTGCCAATTATTACTTTGTCTACTAATAAAACACAATTCATGAGGCAAATTATTTTCCAACCATGTAAATTGACTTTGTGCTGATAGTCCCCAACTTGGACTCATTGTTCTAGGGTAAGCTATCTTATTATTACTTTTCCATAATCGATTTAACACTCTGACCGCTCCCGCTGGCCAACAATTCCTTACTAATATACTAGAGCACATTTCAGGATTGCCAGCATCGTCAAAACAAATAGTCAATGCAGAAACTTCTTTAAAAGCATCTCGATTATAATTCTTCCAAAGGCGATGCGTTTGGTCTTGATGCTGTCGTTCTCTTAATTCGTCAAACAACAAATCTAGTTTTGGTTCAGTTCCAGGTTTCCAAGTAATAGTATTCATGATTAAAGATATAGGTTATTTAATCCAATAAATATTTTGAGTTTTTATTTTAGGATTTGGACGTTGAAACTTGTTCATCAAAACTATATTAGGGCATCTGGCAACAATAAATATTTCAAAATTGAAATAGATCCTATCACTTATAAATCTACAGATTATTACAAAGAAAGTGTGATAGCAGCCCAAATGGTTGAAGCAAATAAATCTGGTCAATTACATTTGATGTATAGCGGCGGTGTAGACAGTGAATATGCTTTGAGTGTTTTCTTAAATCAAAAAATAGATATCATTCCGGTTATCGTTAGACTAAGTTCAAGCTATAATAAACATGATATTGATTATGCCTTATCATTTTGTGAGCAAAAAAATATTCAACCTTTAATTATTGACATTGATTATGATAATTTTGTTACAAGTGGAAAAATGATTGACTTAGCTATAGAGATGAAATCATCTTTACCACACTATACCACTACAGCTTATGCCGCCAGCCAATTAGACGGTACAGTTATCTGCGGGGATGGAGAACCTCATTTAGCTAAGAATAATGATAGCTCTTGGGATATCTGTATCTATGAGTTTGAATATTCTTTAACTAACTTTTTCCAAAGTCGTAAGATAAATGGAGTAGTTCACTTTAATAGATATACACCACAGATGTTTAGATCCTATTTGACCGATGCTAGGATGCAAGATTTAGCAAAGAACGCAGTTGTGGGTAAGTTAGGCTCTCATTCTAGTAAATGGATAATTTATAATCGTAACGGCGGCCTAGATCTAAAAGAAAGACCTAAGTTCCACGGCTTTGAACGCATAGAAAAAAGTCCAATAAAACAGCATGAAAGCTTTTCAGAACTAGAAAAAATCGGAAAACAATGGGATGGTGTTTGGCGTTGTGAATACCATGCATTAGTAAAAGATATTTGCATATGATACAACTAGATATTCAAGAAATTTTAAATATACTACCGCACCGTTATCCTTTTGTTATGATTGATCGCGTGTTAGAATTAGACAACAATAGTATACTTGCTCTAAAAAACTTCAGTTTCAATGAGCCCTATGCACAAGGACATTTTCCAAACAATCCAATCATGCCTGGTGTTATGATGGTAGAAGCAATGGCGCAAGCCAGTGCTATATTAGCTACTAAGTTCTGCGAAAAAAATATGGAAATGAAAGATTTAATCAAATATACAGCTAAAGGAACTGGTATATTGTTTACATCTGCGGACGAAATAAGATTTAAAAAAGTAGTTGTGCCTGGTGATCAACTGAAAATTAAAAGCAAATTAATACGACAGGCACGTAATTTATTCGATTTTGAAACACAAATTTTTGTGGAAAACAGAGTAGTGGCAGAAGCTAAATTAAAGGCCATATATGGACCGTAAGGAGAAATTATGAGTGATCTAGAATGGAAACCTCGAACACATGAGGAAGTAGAACGTAAGTTTATAGATATGATAAATCAGTATCTAAAAATGAATTTAGAGTATCCTTGTGACCCAAATATGTCATTAAAGGATTTAAAATTAGTCGGCGATGAAAGAATTAAAAAAGAAGTTGCAGATTTAGATCCTGAAGATTTTGAAACACTAAAATCTAACTATGAAGTAGACAGCATAGATATTCTTGAATTAGTAATTCAGATTGAAGAAGAATTCGGTGTTGTTATTGACGATAGCGAAATTGCAACTCTCCTTCGCTGGCATGACTTAATTGGCTACATTGTAGATGCACAGGAGCCTCCTAAACAGAAAAAATAATATGGAAGAGTTATATGTTCTAGAATATGCTGTTAAAGACTGCATGGGGAGCTCTGTCAGTGAAAACTATTTAAATTTCCCCAATACAAAAGGAGCCACGACCGCTATCCGATATGATCCTGCTAAGTTTGAGCAGGTGCTATGCACCAAAGGATTTCATATGGATTATGTAGACAATGACTACAACTGTTACAAAATGTTGTTAGACCTAGTGGACATGGTCACACAAAAATATCCTGTTGAGATTTTAGATAAAGATACCGCAGTTGTATTCGGATCGTTTGCTCCAGGAGCACATCTTAAAAAAGACTTTGACGCCGCATTTGAAGCTAAACAAAGACGTTTTAGTCCTACGAAATTATTCATGGGCAATCATGATTTGATGTCGGCATTTATCTCTGGCAAACTCAAATTAGAAGGTATTAATACTAGTCTTAATGCTGCTTGTTCTAGCGGCATGTTTAATCTGCACTATGCTACCATGCTTATACAAACTGGACATTGCAATATGGCTCTTGTAGGTAATGTAGACATGACTGTATTGCCTAGTATGCAATACTATTGGCAATGCACAAGTGCTATTAGCACTATTGATGGTGGAACTTGTAAACCCTTTGATAAATCAAGAGATGGCTTTCTACAAGGCGAAGGCGGATCTTTGTGGCTTATTTGCAATGAAGAAACTCTTATAAAGAAAAATTTAACTCCTAAAGCTAAAATTAGAGCAATTACTAGCGGTGCAAAAGTAACTAGTATGACGGCTCATGATAAAACTTGTGCAAATCAATTAAGCCTAATTGATAAGGTATATAGAATGAGTGGGCTTAGTTCTAAAGATATGGCATTTTTTAATGCCCATGCTACTAGCACTCCCATAGGAGATGATATCGAAGTTGACGTATTTCAAAAGGCGTTTGAAGACTGTGATAGTCCACTGGTTAGTTTTAAAGGTTACATTGGTCATACGATGAGTGCCTGCGGATTAGTTGAATCTGCATATGGATTACAAGCAGTTAAAAATAAAATGTTATGGGGGAATCATAACCTTACAGATCCGCTGTCTGATGACCCTCGACTTATTGTAAATCCTGTAACACTTAACAGTAATAAGTTTATTAAAGCTAGTTTTGGATTTGGCGGAAGAACGAATATAGCTATTTTTGAAAATTTACAATAATAAATACATCGGGAGCACCGAATGAAAAACCAAGGTATAGTTGATCAAATAAGAAAAACATTCGCTAATAATAGCAGAGTCCATCATGATGAAAGTAAAATGCCAGATTGGTACGTCAAAAAGATGAAGGAGCTTGGAGACAAATACAGAAACATACGTTGGTTGCCCTTAGATGTTCCTAAGATCGAATTTGACGATTTTGACGAGTTTTTAAAATTCTGGGAGGATGAATGTATTGATGTCGTAAGGACTCAACCATGTGCTGCAGAACCTTGGGATAAAGATAACCATCCCTTAGGAAAATACAGTAACTACTACAAACCTCAATTTAAAGGACTACACTTTTATACTAAAAATCCAGATACTTTTGAAACAGATGAAACTGGCATATTTGCACGCAAATATCTCACCCATCCTATGTTCAAAAGAATTATAGAACAATTACATGAGTATCTGCCCTTTCATATAATTAATCATGCTAAAATTTGGGAAAGTGTCAAGGCTGTATACCCGCATAGAGACCAAACCTTTTTTTGGAATTGCCCTACAGAATTTAGAGTGATGTTGAACGACGAAAATCCAACACCAACTTTGTATGTTGCAGATATAGAACACGGAGACATCAATTACATCGATTTAAGAGCATTAGAAACAAATGCTTTCTGTTGGAGTAATGGCAGTCAAATCCATGGAAGTGATTTCTTAGGATCAAGAAAACATCTTATTTGTATAGACGGTATACTTCATCCGAAGAAATTAGAAGATTTAATTGATCGTAGTGTATCGAAATACAAAGATAAAATCAATTATAATTTAAATATTTAATGATTTATTAGAAAGTTCGCTACTAACATTTATCCCGTTCTCTCCAGCATACATGGTAAAATATTCCCATAAGCTTACAATAGACGGCTCACTCCAATATGTTTCACAATTTTCTTTAGAATCAAAAAGGATTTCTATCACAACATAAGCATTATCCTTGCCTTCAACTAAGGTATTTGTTTTTCTGATAAACCCAGGTCGTTCTTTTAGTGCTGCCATAACATCAATATAGATGGGGTTAAAGAATATTGTATCTCCAAATGATCGTAAAGCTGCGGCATCTGAAGAATTTGTTAATTCTAATATAGTTCTAACTGAATGCATAATATTATCTCCCTGTAGGTATTTACATCAACTACAAGATACTGATTAAAATTAGATCATAAATATTCTCGTTAGGAGATTTCTAAATGTATACTAGAAAATTTAAATTAATTTGTGAAGGCGATCCTAAGATGAAAAGATTTAGGATTGTTACTACACAGGGAAAAACTTTTGAGCAATTATCTAAAGCCTATAATGTCAAATCTCCAGGATTTATCAGTGCCACTGATGATTTCTTTGATGATACTCGATGGGAAATCACTACAACATGGGAAACTAAAGAACACTATATTACAGCGACAAATCATCCTCTACGAAAGATGTTCTGGACTCGATTTGAGCTAGAATGTATGAGACATGATATTAAGTTACAGATTATAGATGGTGATACTGGAGAAGTTTTTGAACCTTTAGACTTCTGATTTAACCATACCTATTCTTATAGCAAGATCAAACGGCCAAGTTCTTCCTCCAATTATTTTTTGCTGATAAGTATATCGGGGCATAGTATTAGCTTTAATTATGCAGTCAGTGTATAGATTAATTTTTAAAAAGAAACTTTCGTATTGTCTTACCTTTTGTATGTAACGATATAGCCTATCTATTGATCCAATTGACCTTAGTGTAGATATTTTGTCGTATGGAAATACAAAATACATACGATTTAGTCCTCTTTTCACAATCATTTCATTGGTAATTGCTTCATCAAGTTTAATAGCTGCATCAATATATTCTGGCTGAATAAACGTCGTAAAATCCGAAGGACGAAGCATTAAATGAGCCAATATCCATGCCGGTGCATCTACTACTTCTTTAAAGTACACAACAGAATACAGTTTATTATCAACAAAAATTCCAGGAAAAAAACACAGAGGGTTAGCTAATTCTTCTTCTAAAACTTTACTAAATGTATTTTTAAAAGCTGTATCTGTATGTTTAGTATAAACTACGGGGTTTAATTCAAATACTTCTAACAGTTGTTCTTTATCTTCTATATTTAAGGGTCTATAAGTTATCATTTTGTAAATAAAGTTATTAAGCTATTTAATAGAAATTAGATACAGTGCTATTCATAAAGGAACTCGTATGACCTGGACAGTTAGAACCGTTTTTCAAAAACCCGGTGGAGATCCGTTGTATGAATTTTTTACAACATTTCCACATCAAAACAAAGGATCACTGAAAGATCCTAGAATACTCAGAATCGGTATCCTTAGGAATTTAGATAGATCAGTTGGTTTGATTTTTATGCATTGGGAAAATAAACAATCCTATAAACAGTGGCAATTAGATCATGAGTTTGAACGTGGTTATACAAATCCCGAAATACAAGCATGGGCATCTGCTAGAAATATAACATTAAAGCGACAACAACCTAAAGAAGAAAATCAAAACTGGTTAGATCCTAAATATATTGTTAGCGGAATTTTAGGATATAGTAGGGTTACTTTAGAACAAATAGTAGCAGGTGAATAATTGCGCTTACTATACTACGGTAAGATTATTATAAAATATAAGTTAGAACACTTATTTCCTCAACAAGTTTTAAGCGGCTTGGGGTTGCTACGTGGATTATTTAACATAGAACCAGTTCCCGGACCACTGCCTCTTAGAATAAGATTGGCATTAGAAGAACTTGGACCAGTCTTTATAAAATTTGGACAACTTCTATCAACAAGACATGATATTTTAAACCCTTCGATTATAAATGAATTAAAAAAATTACAAGATTCTGTTCAGCCAGTAGATTACAGTTCAATTGCACCTACAATTAAAAAAATTCCTTTAGCATTACATGTAGATATACTGCCTGCTGCTGTAGGTAGTGTTGCCCAAGTATATTATGCCAAGCTTAATTCCAATAAAGATGTTGTTGTAAAGGTAATTAAACCTGGTATAGATCTTACAATTGAAGAAGATTTCAAATTTCTAAAACATTCATCGAAACTTTTCAAACTTGTACGCACGTTTCGAAAGTTAAAACTTGATAAAATCATCGATGAGTTGCACACAAGTATTAAAAAAGAATTGGACCTAGCTGTTGAGGCTCAAAGTGTAGAGCGGTTTCAAAAAAATATGCAGAAATTTGATTTTATTAAAATCCCAAAAGTGTTTTATGCTGATAAGAATGTATTAGTGTTAGAACGAATGTACGGTGTACCTATAGATCAAAAACAAGACCTATTAGATCAAAATATTGACATAGTAAAAATGTTAAATCAAGGCCTTGAGGCATTTGTGGTCCAAGCGTTTTATTATGGATTTTATCATGCCGATCCACATCCTGGTAATGTATGGATAGATGAAAACGGTAATCGCATTTATTTAGATTTTGGTATCATGGGAGAAATTAGCAAAGAAGACAGGGAAACAATTTTACGAATATCTGTAATGTTGTTTAACAAAAGATATAAAGCTGTAAAAGATTTAATTAAAAATGCTGGTTGGACTAATAGTAGCTTAGACGGTATTGAGCTGTCTTTGGAAAATATATTAAAAGATTTAAATGTAAAAACAGCTAGAGAATTTAATATAGCAAAAAGTTTGTCTAGTTTGGTAAGCGTGTTAAATACTTATGATGTAGATATTCCAACCCATTTAGTTTTGTTTATCAAAACTCTAGTTGCAGTCGACGGATTTAATAAATTACTTGCACCATCTAACGATGTTATCAAATCCTTGATACCTATCCTAGTAAAACACTTTTCAAGATTTTCTTGATAATGCTTTTGCTATCAATCCTTCGATATCAAATTCCCACCAGCGTTCAGTAAGTATTAATTTTTTAGGACTGGCATGATGATTGTTATGCCAGCCAAATCCAAATCCTAACCATCCTAACCATATATTGTTTTTACTTGAATCATTAGTAGCATGATTCCGGTAACCATATGTATGGCAAACATAATTAATTAAACCAAGTTTTAAAAAATCTATACAATATGCTAGACAGTATAATGTAAGAAATATAGGATTTATTAAAAATAAAATCAAACAAAATGTAAAGATAATAGGGTAGTAATACACATGGAAAAATCTAAAAAAATTATCACGTAACATTCGTACCATTAATTTTTTAACAAAACGTTCTTTAAAATATTCTTTTTGATATTGCGTATCTCCATGGATAAATGTCCAACCGTAAATTGCAGTGAATGCTGAATGATACTTAGGACTATGAGGATCACGTGCTGTATCTGCTCTAGCATGATGTAAGGTATGTTGCACTTTCCAATGTGTAATCGGACCTATCCCGCCTAAAGTAGCTAAAAAACCTAATACCCATTTCACCGGAGTATAAGTTTCAAATTGATTATGGCTGAAGTATCGATGAGCAGCTACTCCGTTTCCAATAACTCCTATTAGCATCCATAGCACGAATAATACTAGCAGATTATCCCAAGCATATAATAAGCCAATGCTACCTAAAATATGAAAGGGTAAAAAGATAAGCCAGAAGTTTTTTCCAAATTTATACATATTGGTATTTATTGATTAGTTTCCTGTAGCATGGCATATACCTCTTCAAAATTGTGATCTACAAATTGTAGACACAAACTAAATCTATTAGCTACTTTGTCCAACGGTTTCACAGCATGAGGTTTAGATACGTCTAAAAGATAAACATCACCTTCTTGGGCAATAAAGCTAGCTTCTAAATTTAAATCTTGTAAATTATACATTGATCCGTTTGTTTGATTAGATAGTTTAAATCCTTCGGTAGACTGCTTAAAACTATAAAAATTAGTCTGACAATTGTCGGGGCGTAGATAAAAGTTTATGGTCGCTTTTATCATACTGTCAGTATGAGGAGGGATATAGCTATTAGATTCCATTGATAAAAACACAGGCGCACTTCGATAACGTTCTGGTAAAACTGATAGTAACGTGTCTTTTTCAATACTATCAACATTACAATACCTTAATCCAAGCACTTTGTTTCCAAATTTTATACCGTAGTAAATTGTTTCATCTTTCACAGAGAAATCATTAATCTTAAATTTATTTTTCAATTTGTAAAAATACATACTGTAAGATTGGTTAAGTTTTTTAAGAATAAAACTTTTTATCCTTCTAAAACAATATCTAGTTTAGATACACTGTGATTAATTTTATCTTCAAATGTTAAAGTTTCTGTTAGCGCATGATCATAAACAAAAGTTACCCAAAGGTCTTCATTATAGGTGAATGAGTGAGGAATTATCGAGGCATTGAATTTAATTAGTAAAAAATCTTCTATTTGAATATTTTGAATAGTTTTACTAGTTTTTTCATGGTATGCGAGTTTTTTAAAATCAGTATATCCTTTTGCTAAAATTCTAGAATCGGGTGTTAGTGGATCGTATAAAATTAAATTTGGATACTGATTACTTTTATCCGTTAACTTAAAAAATAAACTCACAGTATCAGCCTTTTTATCATTATCTAAATGTATATGTGTAAATAACTTTTCTCCAAATCTATGATTAGAAAATAAAACAGTTTTATTATTTGTACTTTTCAAAAATTTACTTATTGTGTAATCAATATAATCAAAGTATGAAAACAATTTAATATAAAGGTCATAATTAGCTTCCAGTAAGACATTAAGAGTTTCAAAAAAACCATAACTTATGTAATTACAATCACCTTTATTAGGATTTGATAGAAGTTGAGACTTCGGTAACTTTTTTGTATAATTACTGTCTAAAATATATCTGCGCATAGATGATGGAAGAACATTGACAACTTTTTCTTTTGGATCAAATTTTAAAACATTGCCAATAGGGAAAAAAAGATTCTGTAAAGTTTCCACTTCGTCATCGGTTAATAATAATTTTTTCATGAACCTCCTCAATTAATTTCTGTGTATAATTATATATCCATAAATATGTACATGGTTTCAAATAATTTACGAACACCCTTACTTATTTTAGCATCACCGCGTACAGGAAGCACAGCGTTAGGGCAATATTTTAAACAACAACAATTTCCAACTGCTACATATTTTATCGAACCAGATTGGACTCATTCAGTGATGCAAAAATTTAGAAATAATTTACAGTCTGGAAACTATGATTTTATAGTAAAAATATTATACTACTGTATTGACTTGTACAGCGATGACCTTAAAAATTTTCTACTGTCCCCTATAACTTCAAAAATAAGATTACGTAGACGAGATACTGCTTCGCAAATGGCTAGTCTATATGTTGCTATGTATAGAAATTGGACCTATCATTACTTAGACAAATCTGTGTCTAAGTCTAAAATACCCGGCAAAGAGTATGTTGTCCTTCCTGAAAACACAGATGTATATTTAAAAGAAATAATCCCCATTAAAGATGACCAAAATATGGATTGGATTGTAAATGAAATCCTCATGGCAAATAAAAAAATAGATGAATCAACTTTAAATTTTGATTTAGATCTTTATTACGAGGATTTAACATACCTAGATGAAACAAAAATAAAGAAAACGCCATTTCCATCAAATTACGCAGATATTAAACAAGCGTTTGAAAACAAGCTGAAGAGAATATAGCGTAATCTTTATATTATTCATAACTACATTTTAATATTGGATTGACATTTTTATTTGACTTCAATACCTTGTGTATAATTTCTAAAACGTCTAATAGTATCTTGATACCAAGTGTTTAAATTATCACCTCTGTGTACTTCTGAGTCTCTACTGGCATAATCAGACCTATATAGTCTCTGTACATTTTCAGATTTTTCTGCTTCTAGGAAAATCCTTTGAAATTCTAATACTTGGTCATTTGGCATATCCGAAGGAGCATACCATGCGAAGATACCTTGTACGCCGGCTAGGTCAGGATAACCTAAACTTCTCAAAGTTGACACACCCTCTAATACTCTGTTACCAGTAAGTCCGATAAATCTAGTTGTTGCAGTAGCTTTAGCTTTTGCGTCTCCTAAGAATTCAAAAGTTGCGTCAGTGTGTCCGCCCATTACAGATACAAATGCTTCGTTGGTATCTTTAAAGTGAACCATAACAATATCTTTGTTCGGATGCTTGGATTTAATCTCTTTAGCAAAAACTTCTGCCATGAGGTGTGTACTGCTACCTGTACCAGAGGTTGCTAGACTAATCTTTGGCTGCTTGATTAGGTCGTCCAAACTTTTTCCGCTGGTAACAAGAACAGCAGGATTCATACCCATAAGCATTACGGGTTTAAATTCATTGAATTTCCAAGCTGTCTCGGGATATAGATACGGTCTCACGAAATGAGCTGCACTGTTTGAAAGCAATGCATTTTTTCTTTCTAGTACGCTTTTAGCTGCAATAAAACTGCCTGCGCCCGGCTTGTGTTCAAAGATAAATTCGTATTTCTTTTGCAACCGGTTTGATTCTTCTAAAATTGCTCTTATGTAAGAACCTTGAGTACTTCCGGGGGTGAATCCCCAGACTCCGTAAATTTTAGAAGTCTCTGCACTAACAGACATTGCTGAAAGCATACAAAGAACAGTGAAAATTATTTTCTTGAACATTTTTTTACCCTTTTTATGTTAAGTTGAATATTTAATAATACTAAATATCTCCAAGAGCTATTTATGAACTTAAAAGATCCAAAACGACCTATTCTCTTTAACTTACCTTATACAATTGGCTATCAAGATCAAATCAAAATTTTAGACTATGCCTATGAGAATGCTAATAGTTGGTCTGGCCAAGTACAAGTATGGGATGGTAAAGGAGGTACTGAGGGTCGAACGGACTACTTTGGAAGAATACAGATAACAAGGTTAACTGATTCAAGTATTAAAAAAGTAACTGCTGACACTTCGATAAATTCAAATTGGTTGAATTGGGTCTGTAGATTAGATCCTAACTTAGAATGGGAATGGATCGACACTCCTATCACTACCATAGTGAAAAACTACGTGGACTCTATTCAGCACTTGTATAAAAAATTCAATCGTGTATTGATACTGGTTCAAAAACAAGGATCTGATATACCGTTACACACAGACAAAGTAGTAAAAAATACGTATACCGATGAATACTTTGCACCCGGTCCTGCCAAGGACATTGATATAGATATCAATAACAATCACTACTTACAAAATCGATATCTTACTTTAAAATTTCCACTGACTGAAATTAAAGGTAACAATGGCAATCCATTAATTGAAATAGATCAAAGTAGGTATTTTTATAATGCATCTAATAAATTATTTGCCATTAACGAAGTTGATATTAAACACGGGGCTAATGCTGTTGGGCATAGACGAGGCGTAATTTTCTTAGATGGATTACTCGACTATGATGCACTACTACAAGAATCTTGGTTAGATGTGGGATTAACAAAATGCAATTTTTAAATAGTTGGCCGAAATTTCAAGAATTTATCACAGACGATTATCAATTTTACATTAAAGGAAAGACTAGTCTAAACTATAACAGTATCCTTGACCTATTACGACAGGGAAGCTTTCCTAATAATATAAAAGGCAACTTTGCTTTTTACTATCAAGATAACACTAGAACTGTGATAGCAGTTGACCATTTACCTAATTATCAAATGTTTTATAGCGATCATTACTGCGGCCACATCTTTTTTAATGTACAAGAAGAAATTAAAAAAAATGGATTTCCGTTAACGGATAACTCTGTTATATGGACACAGATACGCCTCTTCTGGGGAGGATCTGTGGGAGAAGATACAACAAAGAAAGAAATAAAACTAGTTCCAGCTGGCTGCTACTTAGAAGTAACCCCAGACAATAAACAAAAAATATATCAGTACAACAATATCTATAGGCAACCTACCGGTGATTTTAATCTAGAAGAACTTTCTAATATAATTGAAAATTTTATTAAAGAAAATACATCAGACCCCTTTGCAATTTTATTAAGTAGCGGTACTGACAGTAATACCGTGTTTGGTTACTTTAGAAAATTAGATATAGTAGATCGTTGTTCTTTTATCAGTATAAAAGGTCAGAAAGAATATTGTAGCGAAGCTCCGTATATTCAAAAAATTGCGGATCATTACAACACTAAGATAGATTGGTTACATGTTGGGGAATGGAATCCTCAAAGGTCTTCTAGTATCGATGATTTGGGATTTAAATCTGCTTATCATAGAACTTATTCTGCGTTCTGGCAAGAGCCACATGTGCTTTTAAAGTATCGAGCTATAAGAGAATTAGGCCATAGAAATAAGGTTATCTTTACAGGAGAAGTCGGTGATCAAATTTTTGGATCTCGGTTCGGTAAAGTTTTACTTAAATTTATAATTCAAAATCCAAATTGCAGTGTAGAAGAAATAGCAGAATTATTCTTAAATTGCGACCTAAATAGATTTCACGTTGTCAGCAAGTCTAAAGAATTTAGTGCAATATTTCACCTTCCTCGTATCATGGAAGCATACAACGCGGCAAAACAATGGTTTATAGAAACATGGAATAAAATAGAAACCGATGATCTTGTAAACAAAATAGAATTAATGCAATATTTTTATAAAGGCAGTCATAGGGTTTATAACTATAATCAGTTCTTTGATTTAAAGTTTGCTCATCCGTTCGCAGACGCTGACTTATTCAATTACATTTGGAGAATACCTGGAAACTATAAACTAGCCAATGGCGGAAAGAGTAGAAGTCTTAGCTACCAGTTAATAAAACATCATATGGTAGACTGGCCATGGAATTGGAATAAAACAGGTGTTGGTATTCTAGGAAACGATAACAAATTTCAAAACTTAAAAGGAGCCTACGATGACGTTCAATTGGCACTCGGAAAGCGTTCAAATTAACTCTATTACAATTTTACATTCAGAAAAATCTGCTGAAGAATTTCTTGATAAAATCTATCCTCACTGGACTGATACTATTGTTGTTAGTGCAGATGGAGTATTTCCAAAAGACACTAAATTAAAAAATCTAGTAATTGATTCTTTATCTACTAATGTGAATCTGCCAATTGTAGTGTTTGGTGCAAACAGTTTAAAGAAAATCACAGTTGCATCTACAAAAAAATTAATTATGGATGATTTTTTTCAAAAAGATATGTATCGTTTTGATGATTCTGAAATTGTTTTTAATTGGGATGCACGAAGTATTGCTATGTTTTGTTTTATCTGGGTCAATCAAAATGGATCCGCAGTTAGAGAAAATTATGCTGACTTTAGAGAAATATTTCACCCACAATCAGTAAGATGGTATAACAATTTAATTTACGAATAAAAATTGGTGGAGGTAAACGGGATCGAACCGATGACCTTTAGCTTGCAAAGCTACTGCTCTCCCAGCTGAGCTATACCCCCATATCTGGTCCGTGTGACACGATTCGAACATGCGACCACCTGGTCCCAAACCAGGAGCTCTACCAGGCTGAGCTACACACGGATTTCACTTGGTGGAAGTTAGAGGGGTCGAACCTCTGACCTACGCCTTGTAAGGGCGCCGCTCTACCAACTGAGCTAAACTTCCTATATCTCTTTTTTTATTTTTATGATGTACTTTGTTTATTTTGGAGCGGGTAGGGAGAGTCGAACTCCGCGATCTTCAGCTTGGAAGGCTGCTGGACGCCCCTTGTCCTGTCTACCCGCACTTTGTAGAAACTCTCTGCGGCGCTTGAATCCACGGTAGCCCTGCTCTTCCTGGCAGATTCTGCCTTCGACCGATTTCATCGGAAGTTTTGCTATTATTCCAGTGTAGCTACTACAAAAAGTTTTTATAAAGTGTCTAGCCACTCCCACCACAGGAGCCCTAGACTGGATTGTTGCCCCGTCCACACGTTGATTTTATTTAGACGACTAGTGTTCTCGCCTTTGTGATTTCTCAAGTCGCCCATGAATAGTGGGCCTTGCGGTAGATCCAATGCACCGTGCCCATTATGGATAGGACAATTAACCCCCATTTTATAACGAGTATGAGATCTCGGGTGACTGGTGCCGACTATCGGATTCGAACTGATGACCTATCGCTTACAAGGCGATTGCACTACCACTGTGCTAAGTCGGCATACTGTATTATATCCTTATTCTACAAAAATGTCAACTATTTTACGAGAAATACAGAACTTGATACATGTACATCTAATGTACCAACTTTATACTTCATAATTTGTTTTACACATAGTATCCTTTAATTTTGGTGGAAGGTAAGGGATTCGAACCCTTGGACCGCTTTTACAACGATCGACGGTTTAGCAAACCGCTGCCTTCAGCCTCTCAGCCAACCTTCCATGTATACATGTAGCCGGGAGGCTTCGAACCTCCATGGAGTAATGAACTATGTTCAAATCCGTCCCTCATAGCAGGATATGCCAATCTTGGAGCTTTGCCTATTTGCTTACGGCTACACAGTAATTATACATTAGAAGTAAATTTAGTCAAGTAGTATTGAAATCTCCATTTGGTGCGGAGGATGGGACTCGAACCCACACGCACAAGGCACGAGCTTCTAAGACTCGCATGGCTACCATTACATCACCTCCGCTTTGTTTTTATTTAATCATTGGTGCCCCTGGCAGGACTCGAACCTGCACACGCCGGCTTATCTGGCCGGTGCTTTGGCGAGGTATAAGCTCGCGTCTTTACCGATTAAGCTACAGGGGCTAATATGGTGGAAGCAGTGAGATTCGAACTCACGGAGCCATTTCTGACTCGACAGTTTTCAAGACTGTTGCAATAAACCTAGCTCTGCCACGCTTCCAATATTGTGGCTCCCCGACCTGGGCTCGAACCAGGGACCTGCGGATTAACAGTCCGTCGCTCTACCGACTGAGCTATCGGGGAATAATTTTGGTGCCTCTACTTAGACTCGAACTAAGGACCCCCGCCTTATCAAGACGGTGCTCTAACCAACTGAGCTATGGAGGCTGTTTGGAGTGCCGGGTCGGATTCGAACCGACGGTTTTAGAGTTTTGCAGACTCTTGCATTGGGCCTCTCTGCCACCGACACACTAATTACAGTAAATGTGTTAATTCATTACTAAATGCCGAACAAAATCACGTAATAGTAGATGATGTCTATAATCATGCCAATGAGATTTTAGATAACCTTTAGCATACCAATAGATATCACTTTTAGGATGCAATAAAATCTTGTATATTTTTGTCATAGATTCCGTCTACCCTTACAGTGTAAGAAAAATAGGGCAAAGCATCAACTCCATGATAGTCCGAAGTATTATATGCATATAATTTATAATCTTCGGGTAAGTATACTTTACTGTCAGTTACAGAATTGTAAATATAGACTGGTCTGTAGCCTCCAGGATTAAAATTTATATGATGATTAAATTTTACAGTAGGTTTAGTATCTCTATGACAGGGTACCCTAGCTTCTGGCCAAGACCCATAAATTACAACTCTTCCTATTTCACTAAAGGGCAATTTTTCTATACACTCCTTAGTGTATGGAAATTTTTCTATAACACTACTCCATGGATGTAAGTTTTTTGTTTTACTAGAAAATTTATTTGGTTTAAGTTCTAAGATAAAAAACCATGGAATCAAACTTTTATGTCTAAAGAACAGATATTTTCTTTTTTCTTGATGTGTTAGTCCTGATAATGCTTTTCTATCGCCCTTATAATTAAGCATAATAGTTTTTTCGAACTCGGCATCAATTTCTTTTTCTTTTAATTTTGGAGGTATTGAGCCATTCACCATAGGAAATTTTTCTAAATTGGTTGTCGCCAATCCTAGGCAAATTTCGTCATCAATTTTTTGATAATCAAAATCACAATAATTAGTAAAATTCACAAAAAGATTATTACCTATCCCTATAGGTGCAGTTGAATCATGTTCAAAGTTTTCAATTAAACCAAAATCTTTATCGTATTTTACTATCATTTTCGTACACTAAATTTGGCGTGACTAGAGGGATTCGAACCCCGACCCACAGCTTAGAAGGCTGTTCCTCTATCCAACTGAGCTACACCCGCATTAATATATTTATGGCGTACCTCCAGGGACTCGAACCCCGACGAACAGTTTTGGAGACTGTCATGCTGCCATTACATTAGAGATACATGTTTGGTAGGACGTGCGGGGGTCGAACCCACGACCAATAGATTAAAAGTCTACTGCTCTACCAACTGAGCTAACGTCCCGATATGGCGGTCCCAAGGGGTAACGATCCCCTTCCTCTAGCGTGACAGGCTAGTATGCGTCCATGAACACTTTGAGACCATGCTTGGTACTCGGTACGAGAATCGAACTCGTCTTTCCGGCGTGAAAGGCCAGCGTCCTAACCGATAGACGAACCGAGCAAACTAATGGGCCCGAAGGAGGGAGTCGAACCCCCGCCAATAGATTTGGAGGCTATTGTGCTACCATAACACTTCTCCGGGATCGTTTGGTGGAGTATCCTGGGATCGAACCGGGCGTGCCTGAAGGCGGCGGATTTACAGTCCACTGCATCACCATTGATGCTTCTACTCCAAATTTTTAACACACTCTTTGGAATGTGTGTATTAAAGCATACTAGACGAGGCGTTCCGTCTGCAGACAGTACCGAGCTTATCTCTAATATGCTTTAATACGCTACCATTTTTTAATCCACATAAGGATAAGCCATCCGGTAGGCCGCCCGTTGTCCCATGTTTTAAGTGCAGGGCAAGGTCCTCGTTACCTTATATCACACTTTGCCGTCAAAGGCTTTCTGCTAACAGTGCCTCCTGCTTTTTCATGGCTTCATAGTACAGCCTTGCTCTTTCTAACTTTTCTTGAATCAGTAATTCTGCTTGTTCGTCAGTTAGATAGAGAAATTCTGACCAATCTACCTGTCTTTGTTTATCATTTTCTATCATGATCTTTCCCGTAAATAAAAAAACCCCAGGGTGTTTAATCCTGGGGTCCTTGGAGTAGTTTGTGTATTTTACGCTACAATCCTCATGGACCCCTGGCAAATCTCTGGTGTGCAATCATTACTTGATAGGTACCAAGAGGTGGGCACATAGCCTGCCTGTTTGGCATCTTTTATACAATAATGTATCGCTGTGGTTATCATTTGTCTACTTTTCATTCAAAAAAAATAAGTTAACTACTTCTAGTATACAACCTTTTATCCTTGCTGTCAAGAACTTTTGGCAGGCTTTTTGTTGTATTTCTACAACAATTGTTCTTATGCTACTTTGGCCTTGCTGTCCAACTTTTATGTTGGCAGAATTTGTAAACAATCTTTATTATAAGAGTATTTATATTTTGTGTCAATCTGCCTTTGATAATAGGCCATTTTCGGCCTATTAGATTTTTTCTTTAACATACCTTAGTAATTTTGACTGCCAATATGTATATAGTTCTTCTATGGTGATGCCCAATTCTGTTTCTATTAGGGCAATATTATCGACAGCGTACTGTCTAATGGCAGTGCTGTTTAGATGCACTGAATAATATTTTTCAAATTTATCAAGATTGGATTGGTCTCCATGTAATATATTGCCTATATCTAAGTTGTACCAACTGTGTGAAAAAATTTTATTAATTTTTTTATACCATTTCCATTTCTGTTCTATATAGTATTCTAAATCTGCACGACCGTCTAATAATGTGCCGTATCTATAGCTTAGGAATTTCCAATTATGATATTGACCTGGTTTTAATAGTTCGCGAAATTGGTTAGAATATTGGTGATTATCATCAATTAATTCTTGTAATTCTTGCGCCCTGCTAGGCCAAGGATTGTTTGCATACAAGTGTGATTTAATCCAGAACAGAATGTAACTTAATAACAATACACGGTCATTTGAGCAATACAAGCGTATGCCGTTAACTGGCATATTAATTGCTGGCAAATCTTGTTGATACCAATGAGTTGGTATTATAATATCTTTATCGCCATACAAATTTTGTAACTGCTGTTTTTGTTGATCAGTAATATTCCATGGCTTACTATACGGCATGGTCTTGGTATGAAAGCTAATTGGTGCTAAATATTCTGGGAATGACCACCTATTATTAGTGTTTTGAAATGCATAAAGCTCTTTGAAATTTTCTGCACCATAAAAATTATAATTTTGGTTCAGTATCGAACAAAAAAATTCGCCAAACATTCCACTGATATAACTGACAATATATAATTGCATGAAAGAACTTAATTTAGGTCCTGAAAATTATTGTTTTAAATTTGACATATCTGAGTATAATGACATAGCTCTGCTGTTTTCAGGAGGTGCTGACAGTACCCTATTGCTATATTTATTGTTGCTGGAAAACCAAATCTTTTCTAAAAAAATCAGTGCCTATGTTATAGATAGGCATAATAGGCCAGTTGCCAAGGCCAAACACATACACAGATTACTTATAGAAAAATTTGACACTGTGATAGAGTTACAAGTTCTTAAAATTCCCCGAGTTGAACAACATAAAGAAGTTATTGTTGGCAGTTTACTACTAGCAGATCAACATGAAATCGTTATGTCTGGTGTCAACAAGTATCCCAGTGATCAATCTATCAGGCCTAATTATATATTTCAACATTTTAAAGACACAGAAACTTTAAAGTTGCCATTTAAGCAATTAGAAAAATATCATATCATAGATGCTTTCTACAAGTTGGGCGTAGAAGATTTATTACCACATACTCATAGTTGTGGTTTGCAGTTAGCAAGCCCTTGCCAGTATCATTGTTTTAATTGTAAAGAACGAGCATGGGCCTACAATGTACTTGGTCGTGAATCCAATTTTGGAGTTTAGTAACCAAATAAATGATCTTATCATTTATGCAGTAAAATATTTGTCCAATACCGCAAGTTTGTCTTCGTAGGAAGAAATTGTTTCAATTTCTTTTTCAATGGCGCCCATTAGATCTGTGTGGTCGTGGATGGCCATGGGTTTGTTCAACATGACTTCTACATTTACTCTGTGTTTTTCAATCTGGCTTTGAAAATACAATCTGCTAGCTTTGACTATTTCATTTCTCATATTACTTCCCCGATGCCAGAACAATCTTACAGATGTGTTCCAATCGTTCAATGTGTTCAAAGGCTCGCCATGGACTGGTGTCAATGGCCACTACTCCATGACCCTTAATGCCTACAATGTCGTAGGCGATATTGCCATCTTTGTCTAGTTCCAAGTTACGATGGCAGTGATCGGCCAGTTCCTGACTGATAGGGGGAACATCCGGCACATTAGGTGCAACCTTGGTGTAACGGCTGAGTTCTGGAAAGTGCTTTACCAAATCCTTCAATTCAATACCTCGGTGCATGGCCGCCACACAGTAAGTGGGATGTAGGTGAACTACCACACGCACATCATTGCTGTGTTGGCCCATTCGCCGTTGCAAGCCAAAGTGCAATGGTATCTCTCCGCTGGGCTTTAGTTTGTCACTGATATCAGTATAATATTCTTCCAGCCATAGTGGCACTTTGTTGTCTACGATTCGGATTTTTTTAAATTGATCCGGTTGTAGTGTGGGCTTACGAACACCCGATGGTGTGATGTAGAAATGATCTCGATCGTGATGGCGTATTGAAACATTACCATCTCTACTGGTAATCCAGTTTCTATGATAGGCTTCTACAAGAGTTTCGCAGATTGTTTCTAACATTACAGAGTCCCGCCCCCAACTTGACGATTACACTCACAGAGTTCGTCTGTTTGTAATGCATCTAAAACACGTA